TCAAAGGTTCTGAGATTCTTCGCTTTTGGAACACGTTTGTGTAAACATGGGACCGGTTCCAAGCAGTAGCCACTCGCATGATACACCATACCCTTCAGCGAGGTAAGCAAGATACTCTATACGAAAAGTACGCTTATCTCTGTTATGCTTTAGAGTATTCATGTTACCATAGTTCAAACCAAACTCTTTTGTAAAAGTCTGTAAGCCTTTAATTTTTCTCTGTTCTTTGAGAACATCAAGTGCTTTGAAGAACCTGTCGCTAATATCCAGGGCACAATCGGGAATATTCAGTTTCATTTCAAAGTTAATTTTTCAAGAAGATTCATGAGACGTACATTTATATCATCTTGTTTTTCGATATGCTTTGCTATCATCTCAGTCTGCCTCTTTATAATTTCTACTAAATCAGCATTACTTTGGATTCCGTTGTTCTGATTTCCAGAGCCACAGTTTACATTATTCTCTGCATTAACGAGTTGAGAAGGTTCTACCTCGAAAGCCTTGACATTTTCTTCTCCATACTCATCGTATAGTTTCTGAAACTGCGCAGGTGTAGGATCTATACCCTCTGTTTCGTATCTCGAAATGTTAGATTGGGAAATCCCCATAATTTCTGCAAGCTTAGACTGAAATAGTCCGTGAGCTCTTCTAAATTCTTTATATTTGAACATATCTGTATAAATTTGTTAATTTTGACTAAATCTTTTCGATATATTTGCATATATCAGAATATATTTGTATCTTTGCATAAAGATATAAAACATAGTGCAAAGATAATGGAAAATATTCAAACATCAAACACTTTTGAGGAAAAATCTCAAAAAATGACCTTAAAAGGTTATTATCAGGGGTTACCGATGAGAAGTGCCCCGCGATACGACTTCATCACGGAAGTCGCTAGACGCTGCAAGGTTACCGAGCAGACAGTTAGGAATTGGGTTCTATATGGTATGAAGCCACAGCAGCACATCCATGTAGAAGTATTGTGTGAGCTAACAGGCATTAGCGAGGAGGACTTATGGAAGGATTAGAGTTCTATATGTTCGAGGATGAGCTATGGTGTAAGACGTCAGACGGAAAGAACTTCATGGTCGATGAGACACATACAGAGCTGGTGAAATACATCCTGGAAAAGGTTCGCGCTTGCTATCCGGAAGCATACAAGGCGTTGGAGAAGATTTACTCCAAGAGCGCACCTAACGAGAGTTATTATCAGTATCTCATGATGCGTCGATTTTGCAAATGCAACTTTTGTCGACTCGACACTACGGCTTTTGATGTCGTCAATGTTGATAAGGATGGAAGGTTCAACTTCGAGAAGGTCGAATGTCCAATGCGTGGTGAATGCCCTTATGATAGCATCGTCTGTATGCCAAGGTTTAATGCTAATCTTTCTACTGCGGAGTTGCGCGTGATGAAACTGCTTTATGAGGGACGAAGCGAGCAGGAGGCGGCAGCCGAGCTATTCAACTCCCCGAACACAATACATCAGCACGTCAAGTCTGTGTATGTGAAACTAGGAATACATAAGCTCTCTGAGTTTATCACCTATGCAAATAAGAACAATTTGTTTAACAATTAAATATTAGTTTATGCCAATTATTAGAAAGAATGACGTTGTTACAGAGCGTCCAGTGATTATCGTACTTTATGGTACTCCAGGTACCGGTAAGACATCTTTGGCTACCACAGCCAACAGTCCTTTACTCATCGACACCGACCGAGGCTTTGACCGTGCCGTTCAGCGTCCAGACATTGTTGTCACGGCTTCACGTTGGGAAGACATCTACAATGCTGAGGTTATCGGTTCCTATGTTGTTGAGGATGGCAAGCAGGTTTGGAAGCCAGGATTGATCAGTGAGTGTAAGACCATCGTAGTAGACACAGCCAAGGCTATGCTCGATGACTATCTCAACGCTTTTGCTATTCAGCAAGACCCTAAACTGGGAACTAACTCATTGAAACGATATGGCGTGATGGGAGAATTGTTCAAGCAGTTTGTCGGCATTCTCCGTTCAAACAATTCAGACATCATCTTCATCTGTCACGACAAGGAGACACAGGAAGGAGATTACATCAAGCATTCTCCAGACTGTACAGGACAGAGCAAAGACTTGCTCATCCGTATTGCGGACCAGGTAGGTTACATCTGCAAGGAGAACGGCAATCGCGTCATCAAGTTCGAGCCACAGGACAATCGTGTTGGTAAGAATGTTGCAGACCTGCAGGACACTTGGATTCCAGCTTACGGAACAGAGGAGTTTGACACTTGCATGGCAGACATCATTAAGAAGGTGAAGAAAGCCATCGTGAATAAGTCAGACGCTCAGGCTAAGGCGCAGGAAGCCGTTGATGATGCCCGAAAGAAGCTTGCAGCCGTGGAGACTGTAGATGATGCAAATGCTCTCATCGAGGTTGCCCACGGATTGAACAAGATTCATCAGAAGGCATTCATGAATCAGATGATCAAGGAACTTGCTGTCAAAGGCATTGACTTTGACAAGAAGGGCAAGAAGTTCGTCAAGCATGAGGATGCAGCATGATGAAGCCTTTGATTAGAGTTACCCAGCTAGAGAGCTTCAGACGGTATATGTCTGGCGAATATGCTTATGTTACAGAGCAGGACGTTATAGACAATATCACTAAGAAGTTTGAGGGCAACGATTACACAAGAATAGGAACTGCCTTTCACTCCATCGTGGAGACTGGCAGTCCCCATTGCTTCAAGGAGCCGGAAGGTGTTCGCCATTTCACCTATTATAAGAAAGATAAGACAGAACCCGTTCCAAAAGGAAGAAGGTTCGTCTTTGATGAAGGTGAAGCGATTCTCGACATTCCACAATGCAAGGTTGCTTTGAAATACAGAAATGAGCATCCTGGCGCCTTTCATGAGGTTCGTGAATACAAGGATTTTGGCAATGCCGTTATCACGGGATGTGCCGATATGATTGACGGACTAGAGATAAGAGACATCAAGACTAAGTACGGACCGGTATCAGACAAAGACTATATAGATAGTTGCCAATGGCAGCTTTACCTAGAGTTGTTTGAAGCTGATGTGTTCCATTTTGACTTGTTTGTCTTTGAGGGCTACAATAAGGATAAGCACAAGGGAGACGTGAGAGGTCTCAAGCTTACTCCTTATGAGCCAGCAATCACTTGTTACAGATATCCAGGGATGGAAGACAAAAACCATGCATTATTGCGTGACTTCCTCAAATGGGTAGAAATGAGAGAATTATTACCATATTTACCATTAACAGAATCAGATGGCTAATACAATGACAGGAAGGGTATTGCTCATCGGCAATGTCGAGGAAATACCCAGCAAGAGCGGTGGAGAGCCGTTCAAAAAGAGAGTTGTGGTTCTTAACTGTACACACTCAAACTTCGGAGAGGTGTACGAGAACTACCCAAGTTTTGAGTTCAGCGGAAAGCATGTAGATGATCCTGCTGATTTTGCAGTTGGCGAGATTGTTACTATATCTTTTGCTCTTCAAGGTACCAAGTATCAGAAGAGTGCAAATGACCCGGTAAAGTATTTCAATACCATTTCGGGTTACAAGATAGAAAAGTATCAGAGAGGTGTCCAGACGCAGCAGCAAGCACCTCCACCACCGCAGCCGCAAGGAGTTCAGTCACCGGCACCGCAGCCGGGCAAAGATGATGATTTGCCATTCTAGTTATGATTTTCAATCTCAACAATGACAAGGACAGGGCAGACTACAAGGACTATTGCAATGGCCTTTACATGGATGCCCTGAAAAGCGGAAAGGGTTTTATCGTGGAGGTGAAGAAAAAACACCGTCCACGTTCCCTCGCCCAAAACAGCTATCTGCATGTGTGCCTTCAGTATTTCGCATCAGAGTTCGGCTACGATGAAGAATATGTGAAGTATAACATTTTCAAGCAGATAGTGAACAGAGAAATCTTTGCGAAGCAGAGAACAAATAGAAGAGGACAGCCTGTAACTTATTGGAGAAGCACGGCTGACCTTGACACAAAAGAATTAACAGACGCTATTGAGAAGTTTCGGAACTATTCAAGTATGGTTGCAGGGTTGTATATACCCGAGCCTAATGAAGAAGCAGCCTTGCTTGAAGCTCAGAAACAGATAGCATTATATGAAAAGTATTTATAATTATGAAATCAGATTTGAAAAATTATGTTCCTGAGAACATTGAGTTTGTATTGGAGGAAGGTGTAAAAGACATGTTCCCAATGGAGTTGGACTTCCTTGCTTTGACCGAGGAGAACCTTTGCGGAGAGAAGCCTTTGAAGAATAAGGCAGACATCCTTAAGTTTGTCGGAAAGCACTTCACGGCGACCTTCCCTGACAACGAGTTGGTTACACGTTTCCTCGATGAGTTCGAGAAGAAGAACATCAGAGAGGAGTATTGCACACTCGAAGAGAACGTGGTGCCAGCTCGCAAGCTGGAGTTGGAGGAAGCTTTGGAAAAAGCCAAGAAGATGAAGAAGGATGCAGAAGAGGCTTATGCTTCTGTCCTTATGGAAGTAGCCAAGTACGCTGCTGAGGTGCGCCAGGGAACTGTTGATATGCGTCTTAAGTCGAAGAACGTGTTCTGTATTGCATTGGCAGGTTACTATCTCGTATATAATTGGGATGCAAATACCGAGAAGTTCTTACTTGCAAAGGCTTATGCTATCCCGGACCGTTCTGAGATTTGGGCAAATGAGGTCAAGAATCGTGAGAGCATGAAAGAGGTCTTCGGATTGGAGTTCCCGGAAGAGGAGCAGCCAAAAGAAGAAGCTCAACCAGAGCAGTCTTCAGATGATGACGATGATGAATTACCATTCGGCGAGTAATGAAGTACACTCTTAGAAATTATCAAAAGCAAGCTAGTGATGCAGCCGTAAGGCTGTTCACTAGCAAGGCTGACAAGAACGGATTGGTTATCCTGCCTACGGGTGCAGGAAAGAGCTTGGTGATAGCAGATATCGCCTCTCGTCTGGAAGGGCCGCTGTTAGTATTTCAACCTAGTAAGGAAATTCTTCAGCAGAACTTTGCCAAGCTGCAAAGCTATGGTATCTTCGATTGCGGTTGCTATAGTGCCTCTGTAGAGTGTAAGGATATAAACAGAATAACCTTTGCCACCATCGGAAGCGTAATGAACCATATGTCAGACTTCGATTGTTTCAAGAACATCATAATTGATGAGTGCTTCCCGCATGATCAATATGTTAGTACGGAAAATGGGAAAAGAAAAATTGGCACTTTATATAAAGAGTTTAAAAGAGGAGTAAGATTGCCACTAGTTCTTTCTTACAATGCCGTTAGCAAGAAAGTAAACAAAAACAAAATTCTAGAAATACGCTGCAATGGAAAGAAAGATGTATATAAATACATGTTCTGCAAGAAGACTATCGAAGCTACAGACAATCATCCTGTACTTACACCTTATGGCTTTGTGCCAATAGGCATGCTAAAAGAGGGAAGTGTGGTTTTGTGCACGAATAATTATGGAGGTTATTCTTTCCCTATCCCAAATGACGACCAAATTGACTTTATTCATGGTAGTCTATTAGGAGATGGGAATTTAGATACTCTTAGAAAGACAAAGAATGTCAATCGCTTAAGATTTGTGCAAGGTGAAAAGCAGAAAGACTACCTTTTATGGAAAGCTTTGCTTATGAACATCAAAGATATTCAAAAAGTTGATAAGCAAGGATATTCGAGCACGACGATTTATCGTTTCAACTCTCATAGTATGATAATAGAAGATGAAGAATGTACAAAGAAGGCTGCTATTGACGCTCTTAATCCGAAATCTTTAGCTATTCTTTATATGGATGACGGATGTTTAGGAAAAGAAGAAAATGGCGCTACAATCTGCGCCGTAGCAGAATCTTTGGAACTTACAACTCGACTTGCAGATAAACTAAGGGAAATGGGTATTGATTGCGAGGCTAGAGAATCTAAAAGTTCATCCACACATAAAACCTACAACTATGTAGGGATTAGAAAGAATGGAGTTAGAGTTCTCAGCTCATTAATAGCTCAATATGTGCATCCTTCAATGTCGTACAAACTTCATAGTGCCTATAGAAGCAAGGCTGGCTCATATACATGGAATACCAATTTCAATAGTCTTGGCGGTACAGTATTAATGAGAAAGCTTTATCTTGGGAAAAAAGATGTGTATAATATGGAAGTAGAGAATGACCATACGTACATTATATGCAATGGAAGGTATGATAAGAATCATCGCACATTTGATGATGGGGTAATCGTTCATAATTGCCATTACGTAAACTCTAAAGCTGGGCAGTACAAGGAGTTCATAGAAGCGAAGAACAGACAGGTTGTTGGATTAACAGCCACGCCATACCGTCTTGATCGTGCCGAAGGAGGTTCCATCTTGAAGTTCCTCACGAGAGTAAGACCTAGAATATTTTCAAAGGTCATCTATTGTTGTCAGATTGGAGAACTGCTTTCTAAAGGTTATCTCGCAGACTTGCATTATTACGATTTGACGACATTGGATTTAAGAAGAGTCAGAAGCAACTCCACCGGTGCAGATTATGATGAAAGAAGTCTCCTCGCAGAGTATGAGCGTAGCGGATTCTACGATAAGTTATCAAACACAGTAGTCAAGGTTCTGCAGCCTAAAAGCGGTATTCCCAGAAAGGGAGTACTTGTATTTACCGCTTTCACAAGGGAGGCCAGGCAGTTGGTTGATAAACTCCAATCACTCGGAGTCAATGCCGCCATCGTGACAGGAGAGACACCAAAAAAGGAGCGTGAAGCCATTCTCGAAGGATTCAAGAGGAGAGAAATAAAGGTTGTTGCCAATGTAGGTGTACTGACTACGGGATTCGACTACCCTGCCCTAGACACCGTTGTTTTGGCACGCCCGACGAAATCTCTCGGGCTCTACTATCAGATGGTAGGCCGCGCTATCAGACCTTTTGAAGGAAAGGACGGGTGGATAGTTGACTTGTCGGGAAACTATAGCCGGTTCGGAAATGTCGCAGACCTCTTTATTAGCAGACCTCCAGGAACTACGAAATGGGCGGTGTATTCCAGAGGAACACAATTAACTAATGTAGTATTGAAATAAAAAAAGATATGTTTCCATTTTATAATAAAAAGAAGAAATCTCCTTCTGCTCCCAAAAAGAGAAAGAAGAGTAAGCCTGATTTGGTCAAGAGACTAGACAAGGTATTTGCGTTGTATATACGTCTGAGAGACTGCATGCCAAGCGGCATGGGACAATGTATCAGCTGCGGAAAGATAAAGCCGTACAGAGAGCTTGATTGCGGTCATTTCTTCGGACGTTCCAACATGGCCACCCGATTTGATGAAGATAACTGCAATGCAGAATGTATCGGGTGCAACAGAGTGAAGTCAGACCATCTTATATACTACCAGGAGAATCTGATAAAGAAG